GGTGACGGTTACTGGTTGGAAACAAAGGCAGTGCGACCTGGCATGGACGCAATCCACGTCACACACCACTGCCAACCACCTGCACGCTGCAAATGGTGCGAGCAGGTACACACAACAACAACAACAACAACGAGAAAGTAGGACCACAATGAGTGACATTCAATGGGACGAGTTCGGTGCAAGTGAATTCGTCAAGTTCAGTGCAGTAGGCGACACGATCAGTGGCAAGATCACGAACATCCGTATCGGCCAGGACTTCAACGGAAACCCCTGCCCCGTCCTCGACCTCGACACAGGTAACGGTTCACGAACAGTGACCGCTGGTCAAGCGAACCTGAAGTCACAGATCGTGCAGCTCCGACCAAGTGTCGGAGACAGCATTAGCATTACCTATGATCGGGATGAGAAGGCTGAGAAGGGCATGAAGAAGGTGTTCGCCATTAAGGTGGACGCCAACACGGCACCCTTCTAAATAAGACTTGTCGCGCTGGGCTGCGTTGACAAACGCCTCCCTGCTCTATTCTCCGGAGCAGGGGGGCACCACCCTCCCAGGTGAAAAGCCCACACAACTGAATAGCGCCGGCCTTGAAGTGGGGAAGACTGATAGGCCGGTGCACAGTGATAAGCAGCCCACGATCAAGGAGCCACAACATGAACACCGACCACATCCAAAACCTCACGGATACGCCCCTAACATTCACGCAGAAAGAACGCGACGAAATAGCGGTGCACCACTACCTGTCAACCATTGACCCGCAACACTGGTTTGAGCAGATCGCACCACGCCTTGATGAAGGCCGCAACAGTGAGCAATACCGCAAACTCAGTGCACCAGGCATACTCGCATCAACCGCGTTATGGTACGCCGATCAAGGCATAGCAGTGTTCCCACTGCAACCAAACACCAAGACACCAATGCCAGGCTCACGCGGGTTCAAAGACTCAACAACAAACCCCGAACAGATCAGTGCGTGGTGGAAAGATAACCCCACAGCAAACATCGGAATCCCAACAGGGCACAACTTTGATGTCCTAGACATTGACGGTGCAGTAGGTTTCGACAACCTACAGCTACTAGAGGTTGAACAACCCCTCGCCTACGTGATCACCCCGCGACCTGGTTTGCACATTTATCAACCAGTTGAGCAGGGCGCTGGCAACGCCGCCGGCATCCTCCCCGCCATTGACTACCGCGGGCTCGGTGGGTACGTCGTCGCACCACCATCAATCATCGATGGGCAACTGTACGAATGGGTGAAGCCACCACTGGCACTCCTGGCGCACATCAATGGCTGAAAAACTGACAGCCCGCCAACAAGCATTGAAGATCAAAGCTGAACAGCAGGCCAAAGCGAAACAGCCCACGGCACCAGCACCAGCAGTGACCAACGTGACCAACATTGACAATGCCCGCGACAGCAGGCACCAACGCTACTTTGATCAAGCGTTCGTCCGCATCATGGATGACTTCAACGCCAGTGCCGAAGGCACACGCAACGACGCACTCAACAAAGCAACATACGCCCTGGCACAAATCGTGGCCGGTGGGTGGCTACTACAAGGCCCAACAGTTACCACACTACGCTCCGCTGCCCTAGCCAAAGGGTTAGGTCAAGACGAAATTAGGCGCACCATGGACTCCGCGTGGGAAAAAGGGTGGCTACAACCACGACCAGCACCACCACAATCGCCCTACTACAGTGACGGCAACATCAACTTCACCTACGACCAACACACAGGCGAAATCGTTGAACAAACCACCAACACTGAACCAGCACTAACGCCAGAAGAATACGACAAGTTTTGGTCAGCGACCGAACAACTAGAAATCATTCACGCATCAGCTCGAGCCAGGCTCGTAGGTCCCTGGGCATTGCTCGGTGCATGTTTCACACGCATCAACGTCATGGTCCCATCCTTCGTCACCATCCCACCATTAACAGGTGGTCGAGCAAGCCTTAACCTATTCGTCGGGCTTGTTGGCCCATCAGGTGCAGGCAAAGGTGGTGCAACAGCGGCGGCAACAGACACCATTGACACAGGTGCAACATGGGAAGGCGGTGAATTTGGTCAACTTATGGTCAACCTGGGCAGTGGTGAAGGCATCATCCACGCATTCCGCAAACGCACCAAAGACGGTGACGAATGGAACACTCACGCCGTCGTGTTCAACGTTCAAGAAATTGACCTACTCACCGCCACAGCAACCAGGTCAGGGGCAACAATCCTGCCAGTGTTGCGATCAATGTGGAGTGGTGAACAGCTTGGCTTCCAAAACGCTGACCCCACGAGGCGCATACAAGTACCCCCACACGAATACAGGGCCAGCCTCCTAGTCGGAATCCAGCCACTACGAGCGGGAAGCCTGCTCGATGATGCTGACGGTGGCACACCCCAACGTTTCCTATTTGTGCCCACAGATGACCCTAATGCACCAGATCAGCCACCGATAAAGCCTGAGAAGATCAAGTGGCGTAAACCCTTGTTTGATTCCCTGCGTGACCCTTTTACTGGCACATACGACATTACCCTCCCAGAGGCCGTAGAATCGCTTGTAAGGGACCAACGCCTAGAGATGCTACGGAACCAAGCGGAAGGGTCTAAAAACGCTTCAGGGCACGACACACTGGCCAGAATCAAGTACGCAGCACACTTCGCCCTACTTGCTGGGCGCACAACCGTTACCGACGACGATTGGGACCTAGCCGGCACCCTCCACAAAATCAGTGTCCACACACGCGAAAACATCCAAACACAACTACGCCAACAAGCCCAACTCAAAGCCCACAAAGTTGCCATCGCCCGAGGAGCTGAAGCCAGCACCGTCAGCACCCGCATCGATGATGACTCAATGGGAGCAACGAAACACAAAATCAAGATTCTGCTCGGCAATGGGCCGCTCAAGATTTACGAAATCAAAAAGAAAATCACTCCCCGTTTACGCGAATACGTTCACCCAGCAGTGGACGAATTGCTAAATGAAAACACAATTAACCTTGTGGATAAAGTGTGCTCATTGGCCGTTAAATGATGGTGACGAATGGTGACGATCGTCACCAAGTGTCATTAAAAAAAAGGGACATAATGGTACAAATAGAAAAAAATAGTGTGCCCCTTAGGGGAAACCTCGTTTTAACGAGACACAGTGGTGACGATCGTCACCAATCGTCACCACTGTGGATAACCCCTAATGGATAGCCTCCAACAAGTCATCGACAAGCTCATAGACCTCAGCGTCAACCTCCTCTACGCGATCAGTGAAATCACAGCAATGCACCTCCCCGACAACGACCTGGGATGCTGCAAAGAATGCTTCCAATCGTGGCCATGCAAAACAGTGAACGCACTCACCGAAGCGTTTCGTGAACTGGACGACGACGATGAGTGATCAACCATGCACAGCCTGTGGACAGGAGTGGGGACAAGTTGATGCCACCCTGCCAAGTGGCGAGATTGTGACCTTGTGCACCACGTGTGCGACAATGGAAACATGAAGCTCACCTTCACCTTGCAGGGCACACCAGTGTCACAAGGGTCAATGGTGCGCACCTCATACGGAATGCGACACAGCAAACCAATGGCCATCAACGTGTTCAGGGACCAGGTGGCACAAGCAGTAGCAAAGACCGGCATCGATGAACTACCCCTAACAGGGGCACTCACAATGTCGGTCACATTTGTTTTACCCCGTCCCAAGTCCGCACCTAAGCGGAGAATCTGGCCAGAAGTAAAGCCAGACCTGGACAAACTCGTTCGCGCCCTGTGCGACGCCCTCACCCAATGCGGTGCCTGGGGCGATGACGCGCAGCTCATCCACCTAACAGCGACAAAGCGCTACGTGGGAACCAGTGACGTGCTCAACGTCCCTGGTGTGGTGGTTGACATTGGCCCTGTTGAAGTGGGCACCCTTGTCTGAAAAGAAACTAACCATCATCCTTGTTGTCATAACAGCGTTGCTGATCACAGGTATCTGGGCCGTTGAGTACCGTGACCGCGGCACAAGTGTTGTGCCGGCATCACCGATCAAGGCATCAGGCCCAGCGGTGGCGAAAGCCAAACCAGTGACCAAAGCGAAAGCCAAAGTTAAGCGCGTGAGCCGGTCACGCTCATACGGGTTCACTGCACCCCAGTCTGGCTCAAACCGGAGCATCGGCAGGAAGATGGCCGCGAAACATGGCTGGAATGGTGTGCAATGGGACTGCCTAAACAACCTTTGGCAAAAGGAATCAGGCTGGTCAACGCGCAGTAGCAACAGCTCAGGCACAGCGTGGGGAATACCACAAGCCCTACCAGGGTCAAAGATGAAATCAGCCGGCAGTGACTGGCGCACTAACCCTGCAACCCAAATCAAGTGGGGCATTGGGTACATCGATAACCGATACGGCACAGCCTGCAAAGCGTGGGGGCACTGGCAGTCCCATAACTGGTACTAGGGAGCACATCAATGATTGATGAGTCAACGAGCAAGTGCCTGGTCTGTGGCAAGGACTCTAAGCGCCTAGCGTGCGTTGAGTGTTTCGTCATCATGCACCGGCAGCTCGGTGAGATACCTGAGTATTACGCGCTGGCCAGTGGTGAGTACTGGTCGCAGGGTGTGAGCAATGGTGGTGGTGGGAGCAATGAGCGGTCGTTGGGCTTACGCGTTGAGGCCCTTGATGCTCGATCACCGCGGAACGCGATCAGTGCCCTTGAGGAATGGGAACGCGACTGGCGCGAAACCTTGGACGTCTTTGGCAACGATGAGCACGCAGTCAGGTCACAACGCTCACGTAAAGCCGGCGAATGGAATCGGTCTGACACACGAGACCTAATGGGCACCAGTCTTGTCGGGGTCACACGGTTCCTGCTAAAGCACCTAGACTCAGCGTGCCTGGAGCACCCTGCCATTGATGACTTCGCCCAAGAGCTGCACCAGATACATCGCAAGATCAAGGCCGCGGCTCGTGAGCCAAGCGAGCAGGTCAGCATCATCGAGTGCCCCGCGGACTTCAATGCTGGAATCTGCAAAACTGAATTGCGGTTGACCAAGGGCGACATTGAGTGCCCCCGTTGTGGCACAACCTGGGACCAGTCACGGTTGTTGATGGTCGCCAAGTCTGCCGGCACTAACACTTGGCAACCTGCTGGTGTGATCAGTGAGCACCTTGGTGTGCCACCAAGCACGCTGTCATCATGGGCTAGGCAGGGTCACGTGAAGCGCAAAGGAACGTCGTACTTGTGGTCATCGGTGGTGGCTCACCTTGAGGCTAGGGCCACCCACGTTGACACGGCTTGACATGGTATGAGATACTAGCGATTGACTACGGGACCATTGTGTCTAATAGTTAACGAAACCCACTAACCCTCCCCCGAGTTAGTGGGTTTTCGTATGCCCACCGAGGAGGTGGTGATCGTGTCGCCGATTGAACAAAACCGCTCAGAGCTTGTTGAAGCGTGGCTTGCTGCCGCGGTCTCATACAGCCAGCGAAAATCCGATGGACTTCCCATAGACGGCACACGGTCATACCTCGACTCGTTGATGGATGAATACCTTGAAACTGTTAGGGGTGCGTGATCGCTGCTCTCAGTTTCAACCTCATTGCTTTTTCATTTGTTGTATCTACCTTGGAGGCGTGACGTGGCAATCTCCCAGGTAACTGTCACTGGTACTTTTGTCGATTTCTCTGGTCAAGCGATGACTGGCCGAATCATTTTTACACCCACACCTACAGCTGTGAATGATTCTGGTGCGGATTTGGTTTACATGTCGCGACCAGTCTCAGTTTTGTTGACAACAGGTGGTCGCCTCAGCGTGGACTTAGCTGCAACTGATGACACAGACGGTAATCCTGTGGGCTTCACTTACACTGTGACAGAAGAGTTTGACAACTTTGCTGGTGGCCGGACTTATCCAATCTCGTTACCTGCTGCGAATTCACCTGTTGACCTTGCTGACATTTCGCCGGAGTCGTCGGCTAGTGCGGGAACTGTGGTGTGGGCTGGTATGCCTGTTGGTGGCACTGTCGGACAATTCATGGTCAAAACTGGTGTCGATAACTATGACGCTGGTTGGTCCACTATGGCTGACCAATATTTGCAAGGCACAGGTTTCCCTAATGGTGTTGTTACTGCTCCTGTTGGAAGTATTTACACCGACACTGCTGCCACCAATGGTGCGATTCGTTGGATTAAAGCCACTGGCTCAGGCAACACTGGTTGGCGGGTTGAGTATGGCGACACTGGTTGGCGCAACATTGTGGGCAGTATTTACGCTGGCCCAAGCCTTGCATCTAATTTCCCTACCGTTAATGCGTTGTATATGAGGCGCATTGGGATGGAAGTAAAATTTCGGTTCCGTGGAAACACAACAGGCGGGGCACTCGTTGGCACTGGTGCTGCTGCGGAAATGGCAGTTGACCTACCGGCTGGGTGGCGTTCCTTGGAATACGCGGTACTTGGTAGTGGTAAAGCAGTCCAAGCGGCCTCACTTGTTAGCACTAATTTATTGACCACTTTATCTCTCGTGACCGAACAACCGCCTATTCATCCATCAACGAGTTCTCTGTGGATAGCAGGCAATTTTTCAATAATGGTTGACTACACAACGGACGACGCTTGGCCAACAACCCTAATCGGCACCGCTGTCTAGGGGTATGTGATGGCTGCCAAGAACCTGGTCTATGTCGAAGAAGATGGACTTAAGGCATTGCAACGTGCGCAACAGCAATTGCAAAAGTCTGCTCAGTCCAAGGAATTAACTACGATGCTGAACAAGCGCATCAGGACTGCAGCTGAACCAATTAAGACTGACCTGAAGAATACTGCTGAGAAAATAACCTTTACCAGCACTTCACGTGCAGGTGCTACTAGGTCTAGGCGAAACAGAAAGAAAAACAAAAAATCTGGCAAATGGAAAAACGCAAAAGGTCTTCGCCAAGAAATGTCAACCGGAATTAAGATTCGTATTGACAAGGGCGCAAACAGTGCTGGTGTTCGAATACTAGAGGCCAATGCAAGTACCGAGGTTAATAAACTTGCTCGAGCGATTAACAGCAAAGGGCGAATACGTCACCCACTGTTCGGTGATAAGAACTACTGGTACATGACTAAGACTTCTAATGGCCAAGGCTGGTTTGATAATACTGGCCGGAGTCACTTGCCTAAAGTCACGGCTGACATCAACGCTGTTGTCGTTCAGTTCACTAACGAGATCGCACGCAAGATCAAGTGAGCATCACGTACAGGTCAGCAGCATGGAAGCGTGCCGCCGCCCAAGTACTTGCTGAGGAAACGATCTGTCATTTGTGTGGGCACCCTATTGACTTTGATGCACCAGCTCGAACGCGTTACTCACCGAGCGTTGATCACGTCGTGCCATTGAGTAAGGGCGGCGACATGCTTGCTCGCGAGAACCTACGTGCCGCGCACTTTGGCTGCAACAGCAGTAAGCGTGAAGGCCGCGGCTTAAAGAAGCCACGCACATCACGCATGTGGTGAGCACACATTTGCATTAACACACTTGCCCGACACCGAGAGGGGGGTGGGGGTGTTGATCGTGCGTGTGATGACGCGCCACCCTGCGCCTTTCACCGATTTTTTGCGCGACAGCCTCGAAGGGGGGACCAGTGAGCGATACGTCAGAAGCCGTAGGACGCGCGTCAGGGCGTTCGCGCCATCCCGCGGTACCTCCTGTTGCCGCTGTTGAGACTGGGCCGATAGAAACCGCTGTGCTTGAGGACTTATCTGTGCATAACGAACCTGGGACCGCTGGGCTTCGTGCGACTGCTTTGCGTTTGGCTCGCACGCTTGATGGTGATGCTGGTATTGCGACGGCAGCTGTTGCGCGTGAGTTGCGGGCCACTCTTGAGGCTTTGATTGTGAAGGAGCCGGAAGGTGACAACGACGCTCTCGACCGACTCATCACTCGGATGTCTGCCCCGCTTCAGCACACCGCGGACTGATCGCGCAACGTTTGGCCCGAACGTGGGTGAGATCGCTGCGGCCCTTGGTACGCCGTTGATGCCGTGGCAACAGCACGTGGTTGATGTCGCCCTTGAGGTTGATGACGCTGGCCGGTTTGTTTATGACCAGGTCGTGCTGACTGTCCCTCGCCAGGCTGGTAAGACCACATTGATTTTGGCGTTGATGACGTGGCGTGCACTTGGCTGCGTTGAACGTCAGCACATCACCTATGCCGCGCAGTCTGGTGTGGCCGCGCGTGACAAGTTGTTGGACGAATACTTGCCCGTGTTGCAGGCATCGGCTTTGGGTGAATTGTTTACAGCTCGCAAGACCAGTGGGCATGAGGCTTTTATGTTTAAGACTGGTTCACGGTTGACGATCACCGCGGCTACTGAGAAGGCCGGCCACGGTGGCTCGCTTGATCTGCCCGTGATTGATGAGGCGTTTGCTTACACTGATGCCAGGCTTGAGCAGGCGTTGTTGCCGGCTATGCGTGCACGCCGCCGGTTCTTGCCAGGCCCGCAGTTGTGGGTTGTGAGCACTGCCGGCAATGCTGGGTCAACGTATTTGCGTGGCAAGGTTGATGCTGGTCGCCAGTCGGTTACAGATAAATCACTTAGCGGGACTGCGTACTTTGAGTGGTCAGCGGACATCGATGATGATCCCGCGGACCCTGCAACGTGGTGGTCATGTATTCCCAGCATGGGCCACACGGTTGATGAGACTGCGATTCGTGCGGAGTTTGAGACTTACACTGACATCAATGAGTGGCGCAGGGCTGGCCTGAATCAGTGGGTCACTGGTGCGGCTGAACCTGTGTTTGCTGCGAACGTGTGGGAAGACTTATCTGATACTGCTTCGCAGATTAGTGGCGAGATGGTGTTCGGTTTGGACATTCCGCGTGACCGCAGTGAGGCAGTGATTGCTTGTGCTGGTGTGCGTGAGGATGGCGCGTATCACGTTGAGGTTGTTGATCAACGCAATGGTGCGAAGTGGGTTGTGAAGCGTGCTAAGGAATTGCAGGACAAGTGGGGTGGCCAGCTCGTTGTTGATGCTGGGTCATCGGCTGGGTCTTTGATTCCTGATCTTGAGGCCGCTGGTGTGAACCTGCACTTGATGTCAACGCGCGACGTGGCTCGAGCGTGTGGCTTGTTTCGTGACTCCGTGACTGACTCCGTTCTGCATCACCTTGATCAGGCTTCACTCAATGAGGCTGTCAATGGTGCGGCGTTGCGTGACCTGGGTGATCAACAAGCCTGGAATCGCCGCTCTGCCACTAGCAACATCTCACCACTGATCGCTGCGACTAATGCGCTTTATGGCGTGCAGTCGCAGGTTGTTGCCTCTGGTGAGCCCGAGGTTTATTTCATCTAAGGACCCAGATGATTCTTGTTCCTGATTCTAGGCGTTATGTGTCGATGGCTGAGGGCCGTGGTGCACCGCGACCGTTTTGCTATCGCTGGTTGTTGCCGGCGCTGTGTGGTGCGTCACTGGTGCGCTGGCGTGTGGCCACTGTGCTCGGTGTGTTGCTGACCTGCATTGGTATCGCCTCATTGTGCGGGTCGTGGTGGCAGGCCTTGGCTGGTGTCATTGTGTTTGTTGCGTTGCCGATGACTGAGTTCAATCTGCGTAACCCTGTGCTCACCGATTCGTTGAGTATTGGTTTGGCCACTGTGTCAGCTGCATTGTTTGTCAATGACCTGATTGTGCCTGCTGTGCTGGTTGCTTGTGTGGCTGGGATGGTGAAGGAATCGGCGCCTGTCTTTGCTGCGTTGTTTGCTTTCACGCCGTGGCTGTTGCTTGGTTTGATTCCGGTGTTTGTGCACATGGTGATGGTTAAGCCTGGTGTAGATGTTGTGGTTGAGCCTGGCATTGAGGACACGTTGCTTCACCCATTCCGCACTGGTGTGCGCTTTCACCGTCAGATGGTGCTCAAGCGTGACGCGTATCTGATCGCCCCGTGGGGTGGCCTGCTGATCGCCTTGACTGTCATCGATGTACGTCTTGCCCTGTGTGTGGCTGTTGCCTATGGGCAGTTGTTGGTGGCCACTGACACGGTTCGCTTGTATCAGTGGTGCGCACCGTTGGTCATTGTGTACGCGGTTGCGTGTGTGCCTGCCCCGTGGTTGTTGTTGCTGGTTTTGTCCGTTGTGTTCAACCCGTTCCGTGGGGATGGTGTCTAGTCGTGGAGGGTCGTTGTGTTTAAGTCGATCATCCTGCTTGCTCTTGCTGGCGCGTTAATCGTGGCCGGCCTTGCATGGATTCTGCCCGCCCTTGGCCTTATCGCCGCGGGTGTGTGCGTGGGGTTCTTTGCTCTTACTCGTGAGGATGGTCAATGAGGCTAATCGATTCCATCCTGGGGCGTGAACCCGAACGCGCTATCCAGTCGGCAATGGTGCTGTCTGAAACTTACAAGTCTGTGTCTCGTGAGCGCGTGGGTGACAACTTCACGTCCTGGGCCACCGATGGTGTCAGTGGCAATCCCATAGTCGCGGCTGTAATGAACGCTCGCCTAAACCTGTTCACTGAGGCTGAGTTTAAGTTTCGCAACTTGTCGGATAAGAAACTTTACGGAAACCCTGACCTGCTCAAGCTTGAGAAGCCGTGGCCTAACGGCACCACTGGCGACCTGTTGGCACGCATGGAGCAGGACGTGTTCCTGTCTGGTAACGCTTTCATTCGCGACGCTGGTACGCGCCTGGAGCGTTTGCGTCCTGACCGCGTTGAGATCGCCACGGTCTTTGACAATGAGACTGGTGTGGTTGAGGTCGTTGGTTACTTGTATCGCCGTGATGGTATTGGCGAAGAGTTTTATCCTGTTGAGCAGGTAGCGCATTGGGCACCTTTGCCTGACCCGCTTGCTGAGTACCGTGGCATGAGTTGCCTGACCCCTGTGGTGCGCGAGATCAACGCTGACCACGCAATGACTGTGCACAAGCAAACGTTCTTCGACAATGCCGCTACCCCAAACCTTGTTATTAAATACAACACCAAGCTGACGAAGGAAACGATTGACCGCCTTCGTGATCGCTTTAACGCGCGTTATTCCGGTGCCACTGGTGAGAAGACAATGGTGCTCGATGAGGGCGCGGACATGACCATTGTTGGCAACAGTTTTGAGCAGATGGCTTTCACTGATGTGCAGAAGGCTGGTGAGGCTCGTATCGCTATGGCCGCTTCGGTGCCCCCGATTGTGGCTGGTTTGCAGGCTGGCCTTGACGCGGCCACGTACTCAAACTATGGCCAGGCATTGAAGGCTTTTGGCGATAACTTTATGCGCTCACATTGGCGCTCAGCGTGTGCAGCTCTTGAACCTCTTGTCAACGTCCCTGATGGTGCACGCCTTTGGTATGACGTCACTGACATCGCGGCGTTGCAGGAGGGTGAGTCTCAGCGTGCTGAGGCTAACCGCACCAGGGCCACTGCGATGGGTGAGTTGATTCGTGCGGGTTACACGCCGGACTCGGTCACTAACGCTGTGAACGCTGATGACTTCTCGTTGCTATCCCACACTGGCGCTATCCCGACAGCGCTTTACCCGAATGGTCAGGTCCCAGAATGATTGAGTTCACCCGCGCTTACCCACTTGAGGACATCACTATTCGTAGTGGTGGCGATGGTCGCACCGTTGAGGCGTATGCCGCAGTGTTCAACGTGCCGCAGCGCATCGTTGATGGCAGTGGTCAGTACATGGAAGTTATTGACCGCGCGGCTTTTAATAAGACGCTGGCCGATAAGGGCACGCGTTTTGGTGTGTTTTACAACCACGGTCGCACGATCTGGGGCACACCATCGGACGCCTACTCAATGCCCATTGGTACGCCGGAAAGCATTGTCGCTGATGAGCGTGGGCTGTTGACCGTTACTCGATACAACAACACGCCTGTGGCTGACCAGGTTCTTGAGGGTATTCGCACTGGTGCCATTACCGCTCAGTCCTTCAGTGGCTCGTTTGTGCGCTCGGACATTGCTACTCCCCGCGGTGGTTTCAGGCCTGCTGCCGATGGGTCCCTAAAGACTGTTACTCGAACGGAGATTGCGATGCGCGAATACGGACCTACTCCGTTCCCCGCTTATGAGACCGCGGCGATTCTTGGTGTGCGTGCCGAAGACATCGCTCAAGTGCTTGCCAACTTGGACGCTGACCAGCGTGCCGAAGTGGCCAGCCTTCTACAGATTCCCGTGATGCGACTTGACGAAGTTGCTGACACGGATTCCAGCACGTCACTTGACGCCGCTGCCGAGGAGCCGGTCATTGATGACCACTCTGCGCGGACAAACCATTCATTTCAATCCTTGCGCAAACAAGCCAGGGAGAAGGGGGTCCTCTAAATGAGCACCCGAATTGAAGGGCTGGCCGGCGAGCTGGACGCGTTGCGTCTTGAGATCACCGAGCTTGACGCCCTAGAAAACCCAACTGAGGAGCAAGCAGCTCGTTACGCTGAATGCATCACCGAGTGGGACAGCAAGAAGTCTGCACAGGATGACGCGATTGCTCGCGCCGCCAAGTTGGAAGAAATCAACGCTGCACCTACCACGTTCAAGCGTGAAGCCGGTTTCTCTGTTCCTAACGTGATTGTGCGTCAGGACCCATTTGAGAACGTTTCTGCTCTGCGCAGCGATGACTACAGCAATGACACTGTTGCTCGTGCCATTACCGCGTTTGAGACTTCAGGCCGCGGCGTTTCTGACGCTGATCGTGAAGTCATCATTGACAAGATTGAGAACGTTCCAGGCGCCGCTGTGCACGCACTTGTTCACGGCTCACCTGCGTACCGTTCCGCTTTTGGTTCATGGATGAAGACACAGGGTCAAAACTCTTTCTTCAACGCTGAGGAAGTTGACGCGCTTCGTGCGTCGATGACGTTGACTGGTGCCAATGGTGGATTCACCTTGCCAACACTGCTTGACCCCACGTTGATCAAGACTGGTACGGCAACACGTAACCCGATCCGGTCGGTGGCCCGCGTTGTCCAGGGTACGCAAAACGTGCTCAACCTGGTCACTGTTTCTGGTGTTACCACGTATTTTGTTGCTGAAGGTTCTGCATTTACTGACGGCACTCCTTCGTTCACCAATCCCCAAATCACGGCCAGCAAACTCGCCGCCTATCTCACGGGCAGTTTTGAGATCTTTGAGGATTCCAATCTTCAAGCTCAATTGCCTGGTCTGATTGCTGAAGCGTTTGATTACGCTGAAGGCACCGCGTTCATCAGTGGTTCCGGTTCGGGTGCACCTAAGGGAATCGTCACCGCGATCTCTGCGACTGCTGCCTCAACTGTCACCGCGACGACTCGTGGTTCCTACACTTCGGCTTCTGTTGCTGACGTGTTCGCCGTGGTCAACGCTGTTGCTCCTCGCTACGAAGACAACTCCACGTGGGTTGCTAACAAGGCGTGGTTCAACACGACTCGCCAGATTGCTAACCCTTCGGCTGCTGGTCAGTTGCTTCCGCCTGCTGACACGTCACTGCTTGGTTCGCCAATCATCAGTAGCTCGGACATGAGCTCGGCCACCACTTCAGGAACCGTCATGGCCATCCTGGGTGACTTCAGCCAGTTCGTGATCTATGACCGCCTTGGTACGACGGTGGAGTTTGTGTCCAACGTTGTCGATGGTTCTGGTCTGCCTTTGGGTCAGCGTGGACTTGTTGCTTACAAGCGCGTCGGCTCCAACGTTACCGACTTGAATGCCTTCCGTTTCTTGAAGGCCTAGTCACTATCTAGGACTCGCACCAGGGTTAAGCCACGAGCCTCTAACTTTGGTGCGAGTTCTGGGACCAACAAAGTAGGGACCAAACAGTATGCCTAGTAAAGCGAAAACAAATAAGCCAAAACTGACCAGTATCGATAACGTGGTCATTGGTTACATTCACCCAGGTCAAGTCTCAGCGTTCTTCACGCACTCGTTGATTATGTCCCTGATGTCTGATCAGGGATTGCATCGGCGCATTGTGGGGATTGAGCAGGACTGGTCATCGGCCAACGTGTCTGCCTCGCGCAACACTGTGACGCAGCGTTTCCTTGATGATTACACCGCGGACTGGTTGTGGTGGATTGACGCCGACATGGCGTGGGAGCCCGAGGCCCTTGAGCAGTTGTTGGCTGTTGCTGACCCTGTTAATGCTCCGATCGTGGGTGGCCTGTGCTTTGGTGCCAGCAATGGTGAGTTATTCCCCACGATCTATCAGCTCGCCGAGTTTGAGGGTGGGATCACCACGGTCCGGATGCATGACTTTGAACCAAACACTGTGATCCCTGTTGCCGCTACTGGTGCGGCGTTTCTGCTGATTCACCGCAGCGCACTTGAGGCGATTAGGACCCGCGCCTACAACAAGACTTTTACTTGGTTTCAGGAAACTGAGATGGGTGGCCGGCCAGTGGGTGAGGACATTACCTTTTGTCTGCGTGCCTTGGAGTCAGGGTTCAAGACGTTTGTTCACACTGGTGTTGAGGTTGGGCACCACAAGTCACACCTGTTGACCGCTGACCTGCACCGCCAACAACGCGCGGCTGTGAAGGCTGATGAAGGGACTGAGGA